GCATATCATTGTCAAAAATCTTAAATCCTTTTGCCATAACTCCTCCTGTTAAGTATCTTCTGAAGCAGAAGTTGTAAAGAACAATCTAACTCCCAACACCCTTGCATCCTCGGTCATATCATCGTTCCCGTCTGAAGTATCTCTAAATAATCTAAAAATAATTAAATCATTATTAGCAGGTGTTCCAGCAATAGTAACTGCGGTAGATTCATCTGTAACATAGACTTCTCCCGCTGCTCCCTGCGCATCATCTGTAACTACCACCGCAGTCCCCCAAGCAGCATCTATAGCTTCATTGTCACTCACTGCTACACCTTGCAACCCCATTGCAATACCATCTGTGTCCGTAGCAGTTGACAGCCATACAACCTGAAAAGTGACAGTTCCTAAGTTCCAACTCTTAGGCATCTGAATATTAAAATTAGCATACTCATCTGATGAAGCATCAAAATCCATTACATTGTAATCAACATCATTTGTTCCTGCTTCTACCAGCGTTAAGGAACCGCAAGGTTGGGTGGTTGCTGGAGTCATAGTCTCCACAGGAACCCAAATAGTATTTTTCCCGACTTTTGTTAGAATAGTTCCTTCTATTAAAACATCGCCACCTGACCCTGTCAGCGTATTTGCTGTTGCATGACTTAACTCAATTCCTGTAAACTGAGGACTATCGCTTGTACCAACACCTATACTTGTTCTTAAAGTTGCACCAGATTCCAGCACAGGATTAGTTGTGCCATCTCCTACAACCATTTCAGAATCGGCAAGAACTCCTGTATTCTCAAAAGCAGCAGTTCCTTTTCCAATTAAAAGACCACCATCTGTATGTGTAGCTGCACCTGTTCCACCATCTGCAACAGCTATTAACCCTGCTATAGCAGCAGCCCTGTTATAAGAGACTAATCTCCAATCAGCAGGAGCATATTCATATAAACACGCTATGTCTCCAGCAGCAGTTGTAATGTCTCCATCAGGCAAGATTAAGTCTGTAGCATGGTGAGTTAGTGTCAGCACTCCATCAAACTGAAGCCATATCATATACCCTGTACCCTTAGTCCCTATACTTGTAATAGCAGTTGTCCCTGTGATATCAAATATATTCCCTGTCCCTAGCATTAAGGCATTAGCAGACGCTACATCGCTTCCAACTGTAGGATTAAAATATCCTGTACCATCATGAGACAAAGCTAATGCTGTATCTAAAGCAGCAGTATTTGCATAAAGATTAGCATTCTCTGTATTTAATCTTGTAGCAGTTATTACAGTAGTATTAGCTACCCATGTTGTATTAGCTGTAGTGTTACTTATATATGTTGCCATCCTGTCCTCCTATTAGCGTCTTTTTCTTGATGGATTAGCTGGTCTGTTAAAACTCTCACTTCTTTCTTTAGCAGCATTAACTGCTTCGGTTTGAGTCGTGAACCCAGAACCTAAAGTTTTTGTTTTTATGGCATGGTCAACCGCTTCACGTTTCCCCACATGTTTTCCTTTTACAATAGTTTTTATATTAAAAAACTTATCATCTATTGTTATTGTTCGTTCATGCGACATAAAATCTCCTATTGAGCTACTGATGTAACACTTGGTGTCGGTCTACGCCCAAGAGGCTTCGCATCCACTTGAACAGAGGTTACATAAAAATCATCCCCCACAGTTGAATTGGAGAAATGCGTTCCAATCCGTCTTGCAGGTTGTCCTAAATCTAATATAGCTTCTATATGAAAGTTGCTGGAAGCAACGATGATTTTATCAACTATTGATGTGCTTTCGTCTACCTTAGCTCCAAGTCCTGAGAATGTAACAGATTGAGGAGCCTGAATAGCCCCATCAGCATCCCAAGCAAGCAACAAGTTATCACTGTCATCACCTGAAGTTGAAAATCCTGTGAATACGATTCTTTTAAACATTTTAAGGTTGACATTATCTCCGAAACCAGATGTTGGAAGAACACATTTAGCTGTATAAGCATTGCCATTGTCCCCAAAAGTTGTCTGGTTTAAGTCCCATACAAATCCCGTACTGTTATCTCCAGTTCTAACCCTGTAATCTCCAGCAGCAACTCTAACTACAGATGACACCGAAGCATCATATCCGCAGTTACTGTCAGGATTTTCAAAAGGTGCGCCCCAAGCCTGATCTACTGGTCTATCTATAAAATAAGGTAGACAAACATCTACCTGAGTTGAGCCAGATTTAACCATAAACACAAGCACCGCCCTAATCTTAGGGTCATAACTCATGTGAAATTCATTGATCTGCGTTAAATCAATATTATCTCTAATCCACCTATCTATAAAAGCAGGCTCCGTAATAGAAGAAGCCTTATAATCACCTTTAGCGTTTACTGTTACGAGAGAATAAATCTCACCGTCATCCATCATTATTAACATGTCATTTGGAGTTCTTGCCATTACTCTCCAGTGAGCAGCTCCAGCATTGAATTGAGCCAGCGTGAATCCCCAAGTTGAGATATCCGAATTAGAATCTTGGAGTATGTAGGTGTTTCTATTAGTCGTAATAAATAAAGAATCACCAAACTCATACATACCAGTAATACTACCGCCTTCTCTTGACGCAAAAACTTGATTAGTGTCTGAAATAAACCCATTTGTTGCACCCCAATCATCAGCATCAAAGATTGCGCTTCCAAAAATTTTATTGTTAGTTGTCCACGTCCACATTCTTTGAGACAACCCTCTTCCGTGAACCTCAAGCTGTTGAGGATATAATGAGTCTGTTGCCCAATCAGGGGCTAATGTACTAACATCAGACGAGCTACCAGCAGCACCATCCCATGTTTGAAGAGTTGATGCTCCATCTGTGAACACCAGCAAATCATTCATAGATGCCATATCGTAATAGTTCGTAGCAGAAAGCCCTGTCTTTATTGTGTCTGTGAAGTTCTTGTAAACCTTCCCGTCATTACCTGCCAACATCAAAAACTGTGTTCCAGTTGTTAAAATGTAATCATGAATCTTCATTATCTGTGGTGTGCCAGAGATAGTGCTAGAATTTACATGAGCAGTACCTCCACGTTTTCTCCTGCCACCATCCTGCAATGTAATATTGGTAGATAGATCAGTCATTACGCTTGGAGGTAAACTATCAAGATTGGGGTTGTAATTGAACCCACCAATGTTTAAATCTATTTCAATCGTTCCGCCTTGATAACCCATTTATCCCAATACTGAAATTTCAATGTTAGACAAGTCCATGCCATAAGTTTCCCTAAGAATCATGGAATTTAAATCTCCTCTATATTTCTGTGCTTCCTGCGTTGCTCTATTATCATCAAGATTCTCTAAGCTTTTGTATTTAACTCCCTGAATAAATAAACTTCTCCATCTACGATAAAGAGTTGTCATTAATGTTGAAGCCAGATCAATACGAGTAAGATCAGCATAATACTTATGGCGTATTCCATAACCATTTGTATCTGTGGCTGACCTAAAAGGTGTTGGAAATAATATAAACTCTCCATTGTCTGAATCTCCTATAGGGAAAAAATGTGAAGGTTCACCACGTTCTGGCGAAGTCCTTCCTCCATCATGTTTCCACGCAACCGTTTGCTCAAGTTCTTTATATTTATCCACAACCATATAGACGGAATCGCTTGAAGGATCAGTCCAAGTATCATTAACTGTAGCTACTTTTGTCGTGGAATTATATGCAGTTATTTGATTTATTTGGGCAGAACCAGTGCCAGATAAAATCATTATTTCTTTGCCAATTAAATCTGTGGATGTATTGCCAGCAGCAAGAGTGATAGAAGATGAGCTTCCTGCCTGTGCAGTACCAGTAACACCACCCGTCATTAATGTCATTGTCATTTCAGAAGAGAAATCTGTAGGATAGGAGTATTTTTCAACTCCATTAGAAGTAACTTGGAAAGTAGTGGTATAGAGGGATTTTAGCTTTTTAGCAAGAGTCCAGATGTCATTTTTAATTTCTTCAACCCATTCATCCTCAGCCCTTGTAAGCAATGTTGAAGCAGCATTACCATAGCCACTCTTTTTTATTCCTTCCGTGGCAATGGTAGTTAAAGTTGGTGCTGTAGGTGCAGCCATGTTGTATCCTCCTGAGTTGTCGTAACTGCTGCTTTATCTGTTTTATATTACTTACACTATTTATAAATATAATTCAAACCTTTTTTTGTCGCAATGTCGTTATCAAGCAATTCTCTTATAATTTCCCAAAACTGGTCTTTGCAATGTTTCTTCTGTGTCAAGGTTGCAGAGCCTTCATTTAAGGCTTTAGTAAAGGCAGTATGATTTAACTTGCCTGCACTAAGTAGTTTTTTTGCTTCATTCCCTGCTGGTGTAAGTAAAGCTTTGAACCTACCAGCATTTTCTTGTTTTACTTCTTCTTTTATTTCTGGTTTAGCTAACCTAATAGGTTCTGTTTTTGTGATTGGAACATCTTTTACTGTATTGTCTTTTATTAAGTCGTATGGTTCGCAATTCCTGTATTCATGTTGTTTCTTGATTGAATCATAAAACTTCCCATCTTCTACATAAAAGTTTCTTTCATGTCCTGACTTTGTTTGTAACCCTTGCCAATGACCCATACGCTTAATCTCCTTTTTTCGTCTACGATATGTTTCTATTTGATATTGATACATTTATCCCTGTGCTATTGGATGATTGTCAGAACCCAATCTTGAGTTTCTGTCTTCACTTCTTTTCCTTCTCTGTCTCATTGAATCTGTAGCGTTAGCTTTTCTCATTCTTGCCTTGTTGCCAGCTTTTCTGTGGTGAAAATCTGTTTTATGAGGATTAGGTATTTTATCCTGTCCTACTTTAAGCAATTTTCGTGAGATTGTCATGCTGTCCTCCTTTTCTAAGTTGTAGTTTCTGACTTAACACTTCAAATGGCTTATTTAAAAGTAATGCTTCCATAACTTCAATAGCTATATCATCTGACCATATAGCCCTTATTGCTGAAGGATGCCTTACTGCAATATTAAAATCATCTTCTGTAAAGTCTCCCTCTGGTTCTATGCCCTCTGGTGCATCTCCTTTCACCCCCTCATTAAATACACCAACATTAAAAGGCTTATCTTGTTGTCTTTTCATTATAGCTTCAGTTTGTACTGAAGCCATGCCTAAAGGAGTTTTAACACCTTTATCGACTTTAAAGTCCATTCCACCTTCTATTCTACTATCTGATTCTATGTGTGCCATTAATCATCCACCAACAAAAGAGTGAAACCTCCAGAAACTATTGCTGTTCCTGTATCAACAGATGCAGTTAAGAACACATCTGTTTTAGCATTAAATACAACTCCATATCTAATGTCTCTGTTATATTGCCCATCTTTAAAGGAACTTTATCTTCATCAATTAGCCAGACTTTACCTTCGCCGATACCCATAATTGATATTGCCTTTCTATTTCCTTAAAGACTCGTTCCCCAGAGAGCTTGACCATGCAAAGAGGGGTTTTAAGTTTCTCATGAATAGGACACGATTCCATTGAATAATGGAGCTGATGACACGGGTAACACGAAACAACATGTTCATAAACATGAAGCGCAGTAGTATTTTCCCAGTACTTGGTGAGGTTCTCTTCAGACGAATGAGATAAGAAGATAACCTTAGCTGTGTCATAGCACCCTGCTGCATTTAGAATCCCCGTTTCAGTCCCAACAACCAAATCAACATACTGGGTCATTATTAATGACTTTCGTATGTCCCATTTATCAGACCTGCATATCGTTCTTGGATATTGCCATTCTAACAGAACACTGGTAGAATCTCCAACTGTTATTATAATAATGTCATCATACTTGTCAAGTAACCATTTTGCAACTATTTCTGTGTACGGATAGTTTTTGTGGAAGCTCGATCCCGCAAGCGACCACATGATCTTAAATCTTTTTCTATGTTTTTTAGCGAAACTCTTAGCAAGTCTATGCTCAAGCGGAGAAAAAAAGAGTTCCCCATTTTTACCTGTGACTTCTGGATAACCTGCGATTTTAAATTGTTCATCATAATAATTCCTGTTGCATTTTTCATGTCTTACATCATGTTCCCAAAGAAATTCTTTCTTACCTTCAATCTTGAGTAAATTACCTTCCACGCTGCCAGAAAGATTGATAAATTTATCGAAACCTTTCGCCATATTGTCCCAATGTTCGCCAAGTTTCTCATTAGGAACTGAATCTTTAACATGGATTATCCACGCATCCACATGTGGATTGTGCCTCAGAATCTTCTTCCCTGAGTCTGTCGTATTCACAGTTACATGGTATCCCTCTTCCTTCAATTTCCTCAATAAGGGAGTAAACATGATTGTGTCGCCTATAGCTCCTGTTAGCCGTACCTGCTAACGCAAGCCCGCTTAAGCTTGGTCGCAGGTACGATTTTTTCTCCTTTTTCACTTGACAATCAAACCTCCATATTGTATGATTCGTTATGGCAATTATTAACTGTAAAATTTGTGGAACTAAAAAATACTTTCGACCATCAGCCATTAAGCGTGGTGGTGGAAAATTCTGTTCCCGCAAATGCTATTCCTATTCCATTAGAAATATAGCTGCATGGAACAGGGGGCTTAAAAATTGGAGAACCAAAGAGCATTCTGAAAAACTCAATAAAGCTATCATAAAAAGAAATAAAAAATATCCCACATCTTCCAAGCAAGCTAAAATTAATGGCTCTAAAGCTAAAACTCCTAAAGGTAGCAATCATTATAAACACAAACCTAATAAAAATAATATTAAATGCCCTGTTGTTTATATCAGCGGGAGAGGGAATGTCAAGCTCTCTATTCTTACAGCAGAAGCTAATATAGGAGAACGACTTAAACCTAATGAGATTGTTCATCATCTTGACGGCAATGTTCTTAACAATGATTGGAGAAACCTTCTGATTATGACTCGTGCCGAACATTCTAGTTTTCATAATAAAAATCCTAAGTTATAAAAGGAGGTGATGCCTGTCAAATACAACGATTTTGAAAATTATGGTTAATGACAAGGGGTCGCATCCTGTATAAACTCACGCTCCGTACCTGCTGACACAAACCGTTTTCATTCTTTGAACTCACCATTTTGCACCGTTTTACTTCTGTCTGGTTTTCTTGCTATTCCGCCTGTCACTTGAATCCTAATTTGCTTTGATATATTTCTAACAGTTTTATCAAACTGATTCAACAAATTCTCATACTTTATCTGTATAACATTGGGCAAATCCCATGATAATTTATGAGCTTTCCACCTCATAAGCATTGTAGGATACTGCTGATACTGGTAACGCATACAACCACCATAAGGCTCTTGTCTTTTTAAATCTTCACCATCTACACTTTGATGGGCTTCATCCCACTTCAAGGCATTATAATGCTTACTGCAACTATTAAATACTTCATCCTCTTCTCTTGAAATATAGAACACATTAGCCATTGTGGTTAGTTCATTAATTATTGGCTTAAAAAAAGTTCCTTCATAATGAGATTTGACAATGTGATTACGAGTTTTTATCCTTTGCAACATAACCATAACATTATGAGGAGCATGAGGAGTCGTATCTGGAAAATCAAAATTAACATAAGGGGAACTACAATACCCAAAGTTAAGTGCAAGCGTATTCATTAAAAAATGAGTACCACTTCGTTCATGTGAATTTACCATTATTAACTTCATAACAAAAGGGGCTGTGCAACCCATTCAAGATGTCGTACAGCCAGCCCCGAGAATCCTCTCTACCAATTTAATTGATTTTCCTGCCTCATACCTATTGACACCTTTGCCATTCTTAAAATCCTCATACACTTTAAGATGAAGATTTTCAAACCTTTTAGCAAGATTGTATTGTTTATTGTCTATTTCCAAAGTTCTTACCTGTGCATCCATTGGTTGTTTTAAAGATATTTCCCAATGAACTGTTCCTTTCTCAAATTCAATTCTTCCTATCGAATGATTAATCTCATTTAACGTTAATCCAGAAGAAATTAAATCCCCAAATAACCATTGCAGTAAATCAAAATAATGAATCCCAATATTAAACAAAAGCCCGCCTGATTTTTTACTATTTCCTTTCCAGCCATCCCAGTAAAAATCCCCACGATTAATCAATAGCTTTAACATTACTTCATGCTTTGAAGCTATCTGTTTTTTTAATTCAATTAATTCTGGGTTGTGTCGTAACTGCAAAACAGTTCTTGTGCCATTCATTAGATTAAGATATTTACTGTCTATAGTTAATGGCTTCTCACATAATACTTTCTTCCCACGTTTCTCACATTCCACAATCATTGGAGGATGAAGATGATTAGGTGTGCAAATAGCAACATTGTCCACAAGTCTAAACTCAGGGACACTAATCATTGTAATCCAATCTATGCAACGAAACACATTACCAGTGATTTTATCAAACTTACGAATGTCATTATCACAAGCCATAATAAGTTCATCACCAACATCTTCTATCGCATCCATGTGGCGTTGTGCTACAAATCCCAACCCTATAATTGCCCATCTTTCTTTCATAGTCCCTCCGTTGCGATTGCGTAAACTCTTTCATAATTACTCCACCCAAATCTTTGCTTTACTATATTTCTGTAAATTCCAGAATGATATGGGGAGAATGAGTCTATCATCCTTGTTGCTTCATCTACTGTATCAAACACAAATTCATTAAATTGTTCTTTTGCTCCAGCCCAATTATGGACTACTGGCTTTATCCCTTTAGCCATAGCTTCTATTACATTATTAGGGCTTCCTTCACTTATTGCTGTTGAGAGAATATAATTCTTATCTCTAAGCCAAGTGTTCATGTCCCCAATTTCACCTTCAAAATAAAATCTCTTCTTCATAGATTTGCATATATTATTCAAGTAATCAACTGTAGCACCACACTGAATCTTGCCAGCTAAATGCAAAGAATAATCATCTGGCAACTTCTGCATTATTTGAATTGCAAGAGGCAGGTTCTTCTTCTGGTTAATATAACCCACAACCGCTATCTTCTTACCATGACCTCTGCTATGGTCAAATGTCCAATCATCTACATTAACTGCATTATAAATAACATGAAGCTTCCTACCAGTGCGCTCCTTAAAACCTTTAGCAAGGTAATCATTTACCATAATAACTTCATCTACTTTGTCCCAATCAAGAGCTTCTATTGCTGTAGTGTAATATTCATATCTTCTGACAAAAACAATATACCTCGATCTCTTTGAGGATTCATTAATAAACTTAATAGTGTCCTCATTGCACCACTGAAATATGATTAAATCACATGACATTTGAACTGGAGCACATGAACTATGAACATTCCAACCATTCTGTTCAAATATCTTCCTGTATCCCTTTTCCCATTGCATAGTAAATGGTGACACTATTTGTACTTTCATATATTACCTCTACTCATTACAATCCACTGGTAAGATATTTTATTACTATCTGGAGGCAACACAACTGTGTATTTCTGAAGTTTGTCTATTCTCATTCCTAAGTTACTACTAAGTTCAACAATATGTTTGTCATTAAATTCATGGTCAAAATTAAGGTCATGTTTAGTTTCTTCAAGAGGGTTGTTTATAAAAATCCTCGCATTGTTTTGCAATACTCTATCAATCTCAACATAAGAATCTAATCTCTCGCTTGGATTAATATGTTCAAATACATCAAATGCAAAGAGTGCATTAAAGCTATCACTCTCAAACGGCAGACAATTTACTTTAGCTTTTCTTGCATCTGCTCCCATAACTCTTCTTGCAAACTCACAATATTTTTCACTTACATCAATCCCTTTATAACTATTTAGATTTGCACAAACTTTCAATGCTAATGAGATTGTGGAAAATGCACAACCTATTTCTAACACATCAGTCTCATCAAAATTATAATCTAATAGTTTTTGCAATAATTTGCTACGTTTATAAAAATTATCATTATAAGAAACTGATTTGCCTTTTATCTTTATTCTTAATGCTGCATGAGCATCCCAGTAATTCTCTTCTTGTTTTAATTTAATTATGTCCAAAGAAATCCTCCTCTTTTACAGGCACAATGAATCATACATTCTCTTTAAAGGTTGTAGATTCTTTTCCATACTAAACTGTAATCTTTTCTTTAACAAAACTTTTCTAATCTCTGTATGTTCCTCCCATCTGTCAAACAACTCCTCAAGATTTTTAACCTCTATTCCTATGCCATGTTCTCTTACAAACTTCCCACATTCTGCTGCGTTTATAGCAACAACAGGCACTCCTGCTGCTATATAATCAAATAACTTATTAGGCATAGCAACTTCCCATTCTCTTGTATAATTGAGATTTCCTACCAATCCCCAATCATGTCTACCAATGTTCTTTAATAATTCATCATAAACATAAGGCTTATGAACAAATGCTTTGTCATCATAGACATCCATAAACTCTTTGTCCTCATTATTCCTTCCTGCATACATGTGAAACTTTATTCCAATCTCATCAGCTTTCTTTGCAAAATCTTTGTAATCGCAATACCTGAATCCAAAACTTGCTTTAGATGTTACATCCATTTGAACTTTTCCTTCGTAAACCAATCCTCCCATCCAATCAGCAGCATTGTATCTATATAATCGTCTTGGAAGATATGAAGGTAAAATAATATGAGGTTGAGTTAATTTAAACTCATTCATTATTAAATCTGCAAATGGCTTGGAAGGGAAAACAAGAGCATCAGCAAGCTGGAAGTTATTCCTTTCTTCTATGCTTATTCGCACAACTTCTGGGTTTTCATCTTTCTCTTCTGGGGTAACTCTGGCAAGAAAAGAATCATGGACATCCAAGATTACAGGGACATTACACATTTCTTTTATTAATGTGACAAAGAAAGAAGGTTCATTGTGACAATGAAATATATCTGTATTTGGAGCGTGGAGTTTTATAAAAGAAGCTAAGTTTCCTAAATCGAACCAATGTCCAAATGTTGAATAAGCTTCTGAAAATGAGGCGTGTCTGTGAGCTACTAAGTGAACTTTATGCTGACCTCCCTCAATGAGAGGTAACCCCATCTTGTGTACTCTCACACAAGAATGGTTTGCTACCATAACTACTTTCAATAATCCTCCTAAAAATATTTTTATTCTAAACCTGCTTCTTGTCTTTTTTGTTTTGCAGATATTCGTGGCGTTCTTAAATGCCTTGCAGCTTCTCCAGCTTCGTGAAAAACTCTAAAAGCTCCACCCTTACCAGAAGGTTTGAATCCTGTCTTTTTCGCATCTGATGTTAATTTTTCTTGTTCTTTTGTGGATACACCAGAAAGAAATACTTTAGTAGCATTTTTCGCAAGGAACTTTGCTCTGTTAGCTCTTTTGTCTGAAGCCCTTGCTTTTGCTCTTTTTTTATCAATTTCTCTTTGTTTATGAGATTTAGCCATTTTTACTACATCTCCTTTTTAAAAAAGGGGGGATTGCTCCCCCCCCTAACCTGATCGCAGGTTACGTATTTACATCCCAATTCGAACTGAGTTTAGGCACATAATCCACAAAGAACGCTACAGTACCAGTTGTGGTACTGGTGTTCATTGCTGTACCTTTGTCAGTCTCAGGAGTACCAGTGACTATACTGATATACTCCCCAGCTTTACACTGGGCAACACCCATTGTAATATCTGAAGCGAAAGAGAAAAGAGCAGATGAAAAACAATTAAAAGAAGCTGCTATAGAAGCAGAAGCTCCTCTTGTTTTCACTCTACAATCAATCTTATCTACTCCAGAACCATTTAAGGTTGCCATTGTAAACGAACCAGCCTTTAGAAGCCTAATCGGGCCACGAGGATACCACCTTGCAAGATGCGACTGAGTTGTAGCATCAGTCGTACCGAAGGTATATCCAGAGGCAGCATCTCCACCAAGCTTCTTGGTCAAGCCAAACCATTTTCTTGTTATTCCGCCATAAACTGCGGCATCATAAGTTGCCATCTATTCTACCTCCAAAAAAGTTAATTAAGCTCCACTGTCCCATTTAATTATTCTTGAATCTCCCTCAGTATCCCACTCGAGTGCCCATCCACCTAAGAAATACCATGCTATACCTTTAGACCTTCCATAATCAGTAACTAACTTCATGCGGATTTCTTCTGGTACAACAATAGCTTCCCTGACGACACCTTTACCAAACATATAAGCATCAAGTGAATTTCCTGTAGTCCACGATTTAGCCGTTGCTGTTCTGGCAGCAGCATCTACCGTAAACCTTGAAGCATAGAAATCTTTGACAAATCTTACACCGTGAAGCCTTCCAACTTCACCATTGTAGATTTTATGCACACCAGTTTCAGTGTACTGATTAACAGACTCCATTGCTCCTTCAAGAGATTCCAAAGCTTCTAAGGAAGCAATACATACATAAGAATCGCCCTCATAAGCAGGAACATTTCTTTTCTCCAATTCCAATCTCATCTTCCGTACATGACGAGAATTAAGGATTGAAGTATTAGTAACAGTTGCAGTCCCATCAGTAGTAAGAGTGTGAGCGGTAGTAGAAGTTCCCACAAAACGAAGTTTAGTTTCGTTATATCTCCGCTCAACTTTTCCATCAAGAACTTTTGCAGCATCATCAAGCAATCCGCCTCTTACTATTTCCTGCACATCAAATTCAGAGAGTGCTTCTGATTTGAAAGAAAATGGCATAGAGTTACCAACTTCATTAACTGTTAGCGTACCCCATGTTAAAGCCTGAGTGGTTTCGTGCATAGTGTTGGTTTCAGTGAGGTTTCCACCGATTGTCGCAACATTAGCAACTTTCAGCCAGTTTACTGACTGACCACGAGCTTTCCCAAATGCTTCCTTAACATCTACAAACTGCCTGAACTTAAATAATGGCTGCGCAGAACGCTGAAAAAACTGGTTTAACTTATTATTTGTCAACACACCAGAGTGGTTGACCCACAACATTTCGTTCGCCATTGTCTAATTCCTCCCAATATGTTTGGAAGATTAGACCGCAGCCCTCTTATTTCCATGACGCATTTTCATATAACGTTCGTGCATCTCTTTTTGACTAAGTTCGCTAACATCATCTTTCTTTTTAGTTTGAACAGGTCTACCACCAGAGTTGCCTGACAATGCAGCCTTTTTCTTTCTGGCTATTCTTTCATCAATTATATCTTCAGTTTTCTTCTGAGTGATAATTTTCTCTATAGAAGGATATATTTCTTCCTTATAAATCTTTTTCCATCCTTCAGGGGTGTCAACATCCAGAAGTTTTCTCCCTTCCAGATACTCCTTTGGGTCTGGCTCTTTCATTATAAGTGCATGAATATGTTGCCTTAGCATTGGAGTGCAGCTTTCAAATCCATCAAAGCCCTCCTCTTTAAGCTCTTTATCGACAGAATCTATTTTTACAAGAAAAGCTGCTTGAGCTTTTTCTGCTTCAGATTGACTTCCTTTTGCTTCAATTCCATCAACCTTTGCCTTTAAAGATTCGTTGTCTTTTTTGAGCTTTGCTAATTCAGCATCATAATCTTCAATATATTCTTCCGTTTCCTCTTTAGGCTTAGATTTGATTTCCTGCATCAATTCTTTCACCTGCTGTTCTAACTCAACGACCTTAGCTTGAGA